CAGAAACGCGGTCGAAGTTCGGAAGATTTCTCAGTTCGATATGGAGGTCAACAAGATACCAATTGCCGGGAACGACTTTGAGGCATTGGTACCTCAGTTCTTCGGATGCTTGGTGGATGATGACCCCGGCCAGACCGCGCAAGACGGGTACTTTGACCTATCCTCGAATATCCGTGACCCTCAGTATCAGGACCAGACCGTCCAAAAGAAATACATCGCTGCAAAGTGCTGGGGGGTGGACCAAGACATTCCCCCGGCGCGGCGCATAGCGTTCATGGCGCAGTGGGGCGAATCGGCTAACGGATGGGTGATGTTTGGGTTTGATGTGGCTTGGCGGACATAATGGCGAATTTTCTCAAGTTCCCCGACAATTCGCAGCTATCGACCACTGACGATGCCCGTGTCTCGCGCCTAGAGGCTGGCTACCCTACTTCCATAGCCGGGAAGGTGACATTCTCCCCCTCGAAGCTCTCCGTGCCCTCTGCGGGGTCTGTAACCTCATCTGGGGCCATTGCGCCGACAGGTATCCAGGCGACAGGCTCAACTTTTGCTTTCGTCGTGCAAGGGAACTTTAGCTTTACGTCAAGCGGGGATTCGATCACGATTCATTGGGATGGGTCGAACGGGTCCAAACTGCTGGCGATTCGTAGGGCAGATGGGTCAAATTTCTCCGTTCAAGCAGGTTCAATGACAGTCGGCGGCCTGACGGCAGGAACTCAGTACGGGTTCTCTTCCTTCGTGGCAATAGCGCAGCCCCAGAATCTGTCCTTTGTGCAGGGAGATGCAGGGACTCCCGGATTCGCCTTTTCCCCGTCTGCCAACGCCACGCTCATTTCGTCTGCCAGCCGCACCCAGCGGCTCACAACAAATGAGCGCATCACTGAGGGATTGATCTTCTTCACGGCAAATGTGGGGGCTTCCGGGCTTGGAACCGGAACTTACACAGGGCAGAGCGTATGAAGCATATCTTCGTCAGACCGCTCAGGATGTATGATGAAGAGGACAAAGCCGCATTCGTCCTTGCGGCTGATGCCAGCGGTAAGGAGTTTCCAAAGGACGTTTTCACGCTGCCTACCACAAGAATCATGTTGGCAGAGGTTGATAATCGGGTTATCATGTATCAGCCCCAGTTTCTCTCAATGACCTTGGGATCACTGGTTCCAGTCGGCAGTTTGACGCAAAGGGAGTTCGCTTCGGCACAGCACCAGCTTACCGCAGCCGCTTTCACCCGCGCTCACACTGAGGGATTGGCCGATGTGATTGCATTTTCAAACGATCCGAGTACCCGTGCATTCGCTTTGAAGCATGGATTCACCGTATGGGGAGACGGATTGAGACTTGGAATTCGCTAGGTCGGGGAGAACTCACCATGAGCCAGGATACATCTTCACAAAAGTCCCAACTGAACTCGCAGAATCAACTGCAAGCGCAACAGCAGGCTGCACAGAACCAGCTTCTCCAGCAGAACAATACCGCTCTATCCCCGTACCTAACTGGTAATCAAGGCTTTACGCCTGAGCAGATGGCCGCGCTTAATTCGCAGGCGCTTGACCAAAATGCGCTTCGCTACAATCAAGGAACACAGCAGGCGAACGCTCAACTCGCGGCGCGGGGCGAAGGGCTTGGCAATACTCCCGGCTCTGGCGTGGCTGCTACCGGCTATGGGAACTTGCAAGCTGCGAAGGCTGGCGATCTGGCCGACGCCCTCCGTACTGTGACGCTCAACAATGCCCAACAGGGACTTACTAACAAGTTCAACGCTGCCTCTGTCCTGAGCGGCAATGCTCAGACCTACGCTGGAAACGTCGGGACATACGGGCGCGGGGCCAGCAATGCTCTGAGTAATCTTACACAGGCACAAGGCAATTCATTCAGAAGCAAATTTGGTCAGGGTCTAGGGAGTGGGTCGGGATCAGCCGCATCTAAGGGAATAGCAGGCACTGTGGGAGGGTTTTAATATGGCAGACATGTCCCTTCCCGATGGTTCTCCACAGTCCATTACAGCGGCAGACCCGCGAGTGGCGCAAATCCTCGCCATGATTCAGGCTCAAGCGAAAACGGCTGCTACCCCTCCTGTTGATGCAACAATGCAAACGCCTTCTCTTCAAACGACACCAGTACCTCCAGATGCGACAATTCCTCAGCAACCTCTCCAGCCGTTGCCTTCGCAGCCATCCTCTGCTCCCTTGCAGCAGCAACCGGCGGCACAAAATCCTGTCCCCCTTTACCTGACCTAAATAGTCTGCAACCAAAGGCAGGGGAAACCCCAGAACCTTCTAAGCCGGGGCCGGTAAAATCGTTTCTTATTGCGCTAGGGGGGCATTTAGCCAGCGGTGTACGTGGCGGCCAGGATGCGCTACTACACGATGTTGGGCTTCCTACACCCTACGAGAGACAGCAGAACGCGCTCAAGATGGGGATGCAGCAGCAGCAAGTGGAACTGCGCTTGACTGGACTTGCGCCAGATTCGCAAGGGAGCTCTAGCGCAGAGCAAGGCTGACCAGTTCGACACTCTTAATCAGCCAAAGGACATTGCGCCGGACGATATGTCGATTCTCCCTCAGTTTCGTGGGTTGAAGGGAACTACGGTAGGCGAGTACCAAACACTCCAGAAAGTATCCGCCGGGGTTCAGAGCAAGCTAGATGTTGCCAATACCGTCGCCGACACGAAGAAGGCTGTAGCTAATATCGGCGCTACATCTAAGACTAATGTTGCCAATATCGGAGCCGCAGTTAAAGCCTTGCAGGTAGGTCAAAAGAAAGCTAGTGGCGTTGAAGGAACCCCTGCTGAACTTGCAACAGCAATCGCGCAGGGACATATCCCACTTGATCGCATGGGTTATTTGCTGGCAAGGAATCCCGGTCTGATACAGAACGTGATGGCCGTTGACCCCACGTTCGATGGATCGAAGGCACAATCATATCCTTCCGCCTATAAGGATTTTACAAGTGGGAAAACATCGATAGCGATCAATGCGGGAGGAACTGTACTTCAACATCTTCTCAATCTTCGGCAGCTAAATACTACGGAGAGTCGAATTCCTGGGACGGCAGATTACCAGCGATATCAAAATCAGGTAGACACTATTGCTCCTGAATTGGGTAAGTTCTATGGCAACGACACAATCCCCGGAATAGCGGCGTACAAGAAGACGCTCGGAGCTATATTCAATCGAGATGCGGCCATTACGCAGCAAGCACATTCGATGGGGGTAAAGCTCGACAATTATCAGCAGCAATGGAACAACGCTGCTCCAAGTAAGGTATACCAAGCTCCCATGCCGGGAATAAGCGCGACATCGATGGCAGCAAGAGCGGCGCTCGATCCTGAATACAAGGTTCCGAATTCCATATCTTCCGCGCAGGGCGGTGGAGACGTATAGTTTACGACGGATAACGGTGTAGGCCATCGCTACAAGGGTAGCGGCCCACGGAATGACCCAAACAGCTACGAGCGGGTGAAGTAATGGGTACTGCGTCTACATTGCCGAGCGGTTGGTCAACTCTTCCCCCAGGGTGGAGAACGGCACCAGCGGTTCCCGGCGTATCTGATGCGGGACCGGACGCCCCTAAACCTGCGCCCTCTCCCGAAGGCTTTCCGATGATTCCGCACACCCCGGATATGTCCATCCCGCAGCATATAGGAACGGCTGCGATGAACACGATCTCAGGTGCGGGAAACGCCATCACACAAACATTCGCGCATCCAATTGATTCAGCAATGAATGTTGGGAAACTTGCCATTGATCCAATACTGGCAACATTTAGTCCGAAAGATTCTATTAGCCAGCAGTTAGGACATTCCTTGAAAGAAAACCCAGCGCAGACAATTGAGAATCTGCTAGGTGGGTATCTCGCGGGAAAGGGTATTGGGTTAGTAGGCAAAGGCGCATCAGCCGCAGGGGAGAGCATAGCGCGTACCCCTACACAATGGTCAGCGGAAGCAGCAACGGACCAGCCTTGGAATAATCTAGCATCTAAGATTGGGCCTACAGGCGCAAGTCAGCAGACAATGGGGGTGCTACCGAAACTCTCTGAAAACCTCAAGGCGATTGTTCCTCAGATGGGACCAACAGGAGCGCGTACCCCTCTTGAGTTTTCAAAGGCGGTAGACCATTTCCGCGCCAATACTGCTGTCCCTGAATATGCGAATGTACGTGACCCGATAGCAAATGAGCCTATCAGCGCAACACAGAACCCCACTAATGCCATTTCGCCACGGGTACAGAATTACATTGTTCCTAGCACTGGCAATCCACTTGGCCCTAATCCATCAATCGCAGAGGCAGAACAAGCCTTAAATAATCTCAATGAAGCAACTGGAAAATCTTATCAGATGTCTGCAAACTCGTTTGACCCTGAGACACTGATGAGTAAGCGAGCGATGGCGGCTGAATTGCGTAGCGTCCTTAACCAGAGAATCGGCCAACTTTCAGGACTCCCGAATGAATTGATAGGGTCACTTCGTCAGCGCATGGGGCAAGCGGGAAACATTGCTGAGAACGCGCAGCAGCGCGGATTGGCAAACATGACTGGAGTAGACCCTGCATCAGCGGCTGCGGGTGGTAACACAGCGCGGAGTATGGGGCAAGGGCTTTGCGGTCTACCCTTCTTGAGCCTATCGAGAATTGGCAATTTCGCAGAGCATTGAGTGCTGTCGATAATCCTCCCTCGTCTCCATCAACGGCTCAGAGTGTTGCAGGGAACACATTGAAAGTAGTAGGAGGAGGGATGCAAGCTATTGCGCCTCTTACGCCAGTTCAATCAATGGCGCAATATATTCGCTCTTTGCCAAGCAAGCAAACAACCTTAAGTCCTAAACTCGCCGATATTCTCGAAAGGACGGGAAGATGACCACCAAACCATTTACCCCCAAACTCGGCGGCGCACGTCCACGGCTTTCCGCGCAACTCAACTCTCCCCAACTACAACAGTTCACGCCTAGGATGCTGGCGGCAGTGCAGGGCGCGGCGGCAAAGGTGGTAGCGCAGAAAAAGCCCGCTAAGAACAAGACATCGGCTACACTACAAGCATTGACGGGACAGTTTTAAGGAGGAATCATGCAGAAAGACAATCTTCGTCGTTTGGCAATCACAACGGCTCTCGCGGCTGGCGACAACACGCTTGTTGCTGCCGCTCAACTCGGTGTCGGGATTGGCTCGATTCGCGTTTGGCAGATCGAACTCGAATCGAACGCCGCTGAGACAATCATCCCGAAATCGGGCACCACGGCCATTCCGGGAGAGATTGTCTTGACCGGCGCTGGCTCTACGGTAGTTCTTCAAGCCACCGGAACTCCGTGGATGGAATGCTTGCCAGGGCAGGCTTTGGTGTGGAATCTTGGAACAGGTGGAACACTTACGGGGGCGATATGGTACTCACTCGCATAAGCATTGCGTTTCTCTTGCTAACAGCGGTTTGCGGCGCGCAGATCGTAAACCCTCCATCTAACCCCGTAAAGTCTGTTTCGGTGAGTTACGCTGCAAAACCGGGAGACTCGATAATCCTAGTATGGGATGGTTATAATTATTGGGCCTTGCTTTACAAGCAATAGGAGGAGTGAAATGAAAAGCCTACTGATTACGTTCGCGCTATTTGGAGCACTGGCCAATGCGCAGATTGACCTCAATTCCACGCGCCCTGCTCCGCAAGTCAAGGGCATCGTGCAGCCCGTGAATGGCGGTTTTGGCATCGATACCCACGCTCTCACGGGATGCCCTCGCGTGGATTCTGGCGTATGGTCTGTAAGTCCTTTGAACTGCTCTACGAGCGCCCCATTCTCCATTTTGAGTTTTACGGGGTGCAATGGAACTGTTGAGCTTGGGCAGCACGTCATCAATCCGGTATGCTCTGCAACTTACTCAGCTATTCCGAGCAGCGCCGCACTCACGAATACGGATGGTCTCAGTTCACCAACCAATCTCGTTTCTCCATTCGCCAGTGGGACGATAGCTGCAAACTTCTCCCACAACGCGATTACTACTACGACGATCACATTGACTGCCGTAGGCACATCTACGCAGACCGCGACTCAGGCGTATATATGGCAACCACGAATCTTCGGAGGAGTGGGAGCAACTGGCGCTACAGCTACCGTGACGGCTTCGGGCACAACTGCGATCCTCAGCACTAGTGATGTGATTGCCAGCGCCCAACTAGGAGCGGAGACTGTGGGGCAGTCATTCGGACCATACGCCCCATCTGGGCAGAAAATCTATCTCCTGCTTTTGGGTGGAGGGCACACATTCATTGATGCTGGTACAGGCTTCCCGTTTGCTTTCAACACACCAACAGCCGTAACCTTCGTCAATCAATATGGCGTCTCGGTCACGATGTATTTGTATCAGTCAACTAACCTCCTGTATGGAACTTACACGCCGAAGGTGTCAAGCTAATGAAAACATCACTCCGCATTCTCGTTTTACTCCTGTTCGCCGCCGCATATGCTGGTTCGCAGGTTCCCGCGCCGCAAATTCCTTTGACCGGGAACATCGGATCAGGAGGAATCTTCCCCTTGTTTAACAGCGGGACATTGCACATCACGACCGATGCCGACTACGTGATGAGCTACCCTGAGATGAGCGCCAATGTCATTAAGGTGGTATCGGACGTGAGTTTAACCGCGCAGCGAAATCTTGTTGCACCATTGTCGCTTGGGTTCCAGTTCACGATTCAGAACTCGACTACAGGCGGACAGAGTATCCAGGTCATTGGAGCGACAGGGAACGGGGTAATCATTGCGAATGGCAACATTACTACAGTGACAAGCGATGGAGCTAATTACGTTGCATCTATAGGCGGCTCATGGCCCGGATACCCCGGCGCGGGGATAGCGGCTTCGACGGGAAGCGCATGGCGCACACCGTTATACACAGACGTAACGGCGCTGTGGACTACCTGTACAACTGGTTTTATGAAGGGAGACGGAACCTGCCCTGCAACAGCCTATACGCTGCCCTCGACGGTGATGCAGACGAACCAGGCGAACACCTATGGAGCGTACGCGCTGAATCTGGCAAGCACGACGCTACTGACGTTGCCTGCAAGCTACGCGGTGGGAGCCTACACTATCACGAATCCGGGCGCGACGGGAACGCTGGCGCTGACCAGCCAGATTCCGTCAGTCGGCACTTGGGGCGCGTTGAATTATCCGACGTGGGTGAGCGGTACTCCGTTCGTGAAGATGACGGCGGCGGGAACGTTTGCGCTGGACACGAGCACGTACATAACCGCAGGCACGCAGACCTTTCAAAGCCTCACGACCAGCGGCTCAAGCGGCGCGGCCACGCTGACCGGAGGAATCCTGAACATCCCACAGTATTCAGGCGGCGGTCTGTCCATCACCGGCCCGGTGGGAAGCCCTACGGCCATCGGCGGAACGTTCCCCGGAACCGGCACGACACTGATAGCTGCTCCCGGATACGTTACGCTGCCGGGGCTGGTTTACGGCGACTGCTCGACTATGTCCTCGGCCAACATGACGGCCAACACGTCTGCGGTGAACGCGGCGCTGGCTGCCGGATATAAGGTAGGTGTTGGAAACTCTGGACTGACAGGCGGCGATCTTTGCGTGAATGGTGTTGTGACCTGCTCATCTGTTGGCTGTGGACTCGTCGGCTACGGTCTAGCAAGATTTTCACCGTCACACGCCTCTAACCTGCACCAAACTGCGAATACAGATGGTGTGGTGGTGGGGATACCAGGCAGCGGCCCATTAACTGAATTTCTTTTACGTGGCCTGGCTATCATTGGGCCGGGAAGTGGCAGTGGAACTCGTGTAGGTTTGCATCTGACCAACGGCTCAGGAACCTATGGCGGTGGCAATGGATTCATCGAGAATGTCAGCACAGATGGATTCTCGCAGGGCTACGTTGATAACTATTTTGACCAGATGACGATTGTAGACAGCGGCTTTAGGTCTGACGCGACCAACTCCGGCTTGCCAATTTGCCAGATTACAGGAGGTACGGGCGACGATAGCTCGTCTTATACTCGTATTAGCTGTAGCTGTGGATCAGGCTCACCTACTGCCTCGTTTGAGAACGATAGCAGCGGAGCGGGCGCGGTCTACAAATTTGCCGACCTAGACACTAACAGTTGCAGCCCCAGCGTGGCAAGTATCTTGGTAAACGGTGCCAGCAACGCAAGCTATTTTTTATCAGACACGGAAGCTCTGAATGCTCCGAGGATGCTGCTTGAGGGCGGCGCGGTAGCGATAGTCACCGGCCATAACACGAAAACCCCGGCATATGATACAACGGCCCCGATCTATGAAGTGACGGGCAGCAGCCAGATGATTTATTCCGGCGCGGCGGAAGCTACGACCGTTGCGGCTACGAACTACCCGGTGTTCACGCTGGCAACCACCTATGGCGGAACGGGAACGCTGACGGACGGCACTCAGTACTGCGTTGTGCTGCCGGGATACAACACATCTGGACACACGAGTTACCCGGAGAAGTGTATAACTACCGGCTCTCACAGCAACACAAACAACATTGTGCTGACGATCACGCCTTTACCGGGAATCTCGTACACTGTTCCGGGGCGCGGGACGACAGGTGCGGAGTTGCTGTTCTCAACCGTGCAGCTACCAGCCAACACAACCACGTGGACGGATGACGGGACGCTGACTCCGAGCGTGGCTCTGCCGGGGGCATCTACGCTCAAATATCCGCAGTTCTACACAGACTCGTCCTCGGACGGTAATCTAAGGGCGCAGTTAGTTGTGCCTAGTGGCGCAGCGACGAGCATGATTGGGATGTGGAGCGCGTCCAACGGGCAGATTTATCCCGCTCCGGGGCACAATCTCAGTTACCCGGTGAGCATGACCGCATCGGACGGCAGTGCGAGACAGACTTATGGCGTGAAGTTTGCATTGGCAGCATCAGGCAGCACCAACACACAGCTTGTGACGGTGACGACGGGAGCAGGGAACCCCGGCAACGAGATTTCAATGGAGGTCACGCTGACCGCGCAAGGGCCAGTGATAGGCCAGACGGTGACGAAGTATCTCTGTGGTGGCTACGCAGGCTCCGGCGTGACATGCTACGAGACGGCAACAACAGAGACACCGGCCAGCCAGAAGCTCTCCATCTCAACAGCGACGGCGGGAACAAACGCCTATAGCTTCTACGTTTTCAACACGGATGCAAGTTATGCCCGTACCGGGATGTTGGAACTGTCGAATCTAAACTACGGCGGGGCGACGATTTCGTCAGTGACCATCGGTACGGCGGTCAACGGAACGCCCACAGCGGCGGGATGGGCGAACAGCGGCGGAAATTCGCTGTCGGCCAGCGGCGCACCCCCAACCGGCAGCGCCAGCGGCGATCTGAGTGGCAGCTATCCAGGACCGACAGTGGCGAAGATCAACGGAACGGCACTCTCTGGGTTAGCAACAGGCATCCTAAAAAATACAATTTCCACGGGAGTGCCCTCCATAGCTGCAAACGGAACTGACTATACGTTGGTTTCTGCTCAATCCTGCACGAACCAGGTCATTACTGCATTGACGGCTGCTGGCGGTTCGACGTGCGCTTCCGTGACCAATGCAATGACAACAGCCGTCAGTACCAATACAGCCTCGGCAATAGTGGCGCGAGATGGTTCAGGAAATTTCACGGCAGGGACGATCACTGCGGCATTGACTGGCAATGCCAGCGGCACATCGCAGAACGTAACCGGTATTGTAGTGGGAGCAAATGGCGGAACTGGGGTAGCAAACACCGGGTCAACCATTACCCTTGGCGCGTCGCTGACCACCACCGGAACGGGTGCCCCGACACTGGCCTTTCCCGCTACGACCCCCTACACTTACACGCATCCCGCTTACACTGGCACGATGGTCATGGAGACGGCCTCTGATACAACTACAAGCCACGTATTACATGCCTCAGCTACGACAGGAGTAGGAACCTTCGGGGCGATTGCCGCCGCCGAACTCCCTGCTGCCTTGTCAAGCTCTACTAGCATCAATAAGGTCACTATCACTGCCCCGGCTACAAGCGCAACGATTACCGTCGCAGACGGCACGACACTCTCTGAGACGTACTCGATGAACGTAGCAAAAACGGCTGGCGTTGCTGGGGCAATCCCGTGGTTTGATACAACCGCGAGCGAGTCCGCATCAGCCCTGTTGGCGCAGTATGGCCCCATGATAGGCGGCGGAGCAAGTGCAGCGCCCTCCACCGTTACAGCAGGCGTAGATAACCAAGTGTTCCTAGGACATACTAGCGCATCGCCAGGTTTTGGATCACTGCCAGCGGCGGCTGTTCCCGCGCCCACAACAACGGTCAGCAGCGGCTCAATCGGCACGATCACAACCAATAACACCTACGTCGTATGCACCACAACCTGCAACCTAACCCCGATGCAAGCGGCAGCGGGAGTACAGCTTTGCGTAAGGAACGCGCCGGGCAGCGCGACGGTTATCACGCTCAATGCACTAGCAGCAAGCAACTACTACGAACTGACCACACATGCGGGATGGGGAACCGCCGCACATAACCTTGTATCTGGCGGAGTGGCAACAGATTCCATCTGCCTTGTCGGATACGACGCGACACATTACATGGTGACGAGCTTCACCGGAACGTGGACGGACTGATATGAAAAAAACCATTTTCTTACTCTTGTTTCTACTACTCGCGCTTCCTGCTCATGCGCCTAACGCGCAGATGTTGGTAGCGAGTACGTGGGCGCAGGGCACGACGGGCGCGGTTACCTGGACGCTGATTCAGCATCTTAGTAACTTCACCTGTTCAACCGATTCTTGTTCTAAAACAGGAGTCACCACCACGGCGGGCGATCTGTTGGTTCTATGTTCCGCAATCGAGGCTACAAGCCCATCATTCAGTAGTGCCTCTGGAGATGGGACATGGACGCATCCGGCAGGGGTTGCGGGCGTACAAGGCCTAATAGCAACAGACTGTGTTTACCGGCTCTCGGCAACTGGAGGAACCGGGCTAACCATCAATTTTACCTGGACAGGTTCTAGCCCGAGCGGCTCTGATATTGAGTTCTACGAAGTACGCCGATCAACCGGAACAGCAACTTACGATGTGGGAAATAAAACAACCTCATCGGGTTGCACGTCATGCACCGGACCGGCACTGACGCTGACCGGAAGCTCGGACTTTATCGCCCAAATTGGAAATTTTGTTCAGTCTTTCACTGCTCCTGGTGCGCCCTGGACAAACCCCTCCGACCTGGATAATGGGGGTAATCTAGACGCTGGATTTTTGGGCGCATTGAATCAATCATCGGGCGGCGCGGTCACCTGGTCACAAAGTCCTAGCGGCGCGGCGAGTATGTCGGCGCTTAGTTTCAAATGAGGGAGTGGTAGGACCGGCAAGACTCCAGTAATCGGGAAGTCGGTGTAGTGGATCACGAGTACAAGGGACGCAGATGGCGGCACATGACGCAGACTTGGTGCAACGGTGCGATAACAGGTTAACTTCCCTTGAGAAGCGCACTGGGAAAATGGAGACGGGTATGGCTGCTTTGGCTCCCACGGTAGAACGCCTCGACAATGAGTTCTTTAACCACGTCGGCAGCGAAGGTCTAAAAACTATCGTGCTAAGGCGATTCGCCGCCGATGACCAGCGTCACAAGTCCGACAAAGAGTTCCGCGAACTGCGCGACAAGGAAACCAAAGAAGCTCTACTTGCACACGAAAAGGTAATCAAGGATGCGCTGGACTTGGAGAACTCTAAGATAGCAAGGCACGGACTTGCATGGACAGCGGCGGGAGTATTAGTTAGCGCGGCGGCTGTGTGCGTTGCCATCCTTGCCGTTGTTTGCTCTGTTTACGTCATTCACCATACCAAGGTGGAACCTCTCGACTTGTTCCATCAAATACAATCCGGCCAGATCGAAATGGCTCTCAACTATCAGGACGCAACCAATCAACCGCTGTACGCGGGGAGGTAACAAATGCCACAGCCAGCACCGCCTTACCCGATACCTGACCCGCATCCACCGATTCAATGCGTAGTTCGCAAGGCCGCCGATGGCACACTATACACTGTGATTGACGGCGTAACACATACGCTCGTGCCTGTTGAGCAGCCAGCAGGGACGGAGGAAACTGAGGCTTGACAGGATTCAGGCCATGTGGGACAATTCCCACATGAGCAATAAGTGCGCCAGACTCAAATGTAAAGAGGTTCGCATCCGTCATCTGACGCCTGTGGAACATAAGAGAATCGGGCTTGCGGCAAAAGAGCAGGATTTAAGCGCAAGCTGTTTTTGTCTTTATGCCGCCCTCGACAGATGCGATAAGCATGACGCGGCCAAGCGCCGCACACCGAAGGAGCCGCGATGACACAGCCCGAATACGACCGGCAGAAGCAGCGCATCAAGCAGGTGAGAGATTACATGGCCGCCCTCATCGCGGAAGAAAATGAAAGATGCTTGATGGCTATGAAGGACATCGAAACGGCTCAAAAATACATCGTAGCCGCTCAAAACCGTGGGGCTAGAGCCTCTGCCAGCATTGCGCTATTTGAAATACGCTTGCAGGAGATGGACAAGCTGGAAGCGGAACTCAATGCGGCAACAATCGAAACAGAAGCGAACGAGAAGGAGAAACCGTGAGCCAACAATACCAGCAAGTAGTATGGTTGGTTCCAGAGCGTAGCAACACTTACTGTATGCGAGAATTGGGACATACAGGGAAATGCAATCCGTACGGCAAGGGACCGCCGCCAAAAGAAAAGGAGAAATAACAATGCAGAACTGGAAAACGACACTCGCCGGATTGATCGGCACACTGGCGATGGCCGCAGCGAATTATAGCGGCCCTAACACATGGCAGGGGTACGTCGCCTGTCTTGGTCCTATCGCGGTCGGCTTTCTTGCCAAGGACTACAACACGCACTCAACTGAGACTCAGGTCATCGTGGCCACCAAACAGGCAGATGCGAAGATCGATGCCGCAGCCTTGGATGCTGCCAACTCGGTCAAGTAGCGGCAGGGAGGAAGCATGGGCTTTGGAGACATCATCACGAGATTCTTTGCGCGGGAAGTAAAGTCTGTGAGCGGACTCGAACTGCCGAATGTTGATCTCAACCCTCAACCGAAACCGAAGAAACCGAAAAAGGAGAAACCTGTGAAACGCACACTCGCACTCGTAATCCTGGCGCTGGCCGCGACACTGGCGGTAGCGCAGACGGCCACGACAGCCCCTACTGTTCAGAACTTCTACGCGGGGGGTGTTTCATACAGCGTCAACGCCAGCCCAGACATCGCAGGAACGGGCCTTTACGCTCACCTGTTGGGCAGCACTGGAACCTACGCCTTTACCGCCGTGGATGCGCTGACAGGAACAACCAAGCCGTTCACCGTGACTACCAACATCGGCGCTGGAGTAGCGCAAAAGCTCGGCACCTACGGCAAGGTAAGTTTCTATGTGCCCACCTCCGCCGGAATAAGCTGGAACGGGTCAAACACCGGATGGCAGTGGAATAGTGGCGCTATAGCGACAATCCCTATCAAGAATAACTGGTACATTGCGCCCACCGTGCGCTTCCTGAAATCGTCCGTGTCGAACGGCTCCGGCTATCAGCCGATGTTTACCGTGCTGGTCGGGTACGGCAAGTAATGGCCGACACGCCCAACACGATCACGATTTCCATTACGGTGCCAGCGGAGGTAGGCGCGCAGCTTGCCCCGCTGGTGAACCGCGCATTGGCCGTCCTCCAGAAATGGGAAGCACTGGCGGACGCGGGTAAGGCCGCTATTCAGCCAATTCAATCAGACGTGAAACAGGCGGCGGACGCAATGACCTCGGCGCAGAGCAGCCTAGACGCCGCGCTCGGAGATATTCGCAATAACGCGGCTGAGATTACCTCAATCGTACGGACATTCAAGATTCACGAACACGTGTAACCAGTTCTCGCCCAATTACAACGGCGAGTATGCGCGGGTGCCGAACGGATCAACGGGTAAACGACCACATGGCCCCGGCCCGCGCATCTTCACACGCGACCTCTCCGGGGGCCGCGCAACACGTCAGGAGGACAGATGGGCCAGTGGATTAGCGCCGAAGAAAGGTTGCCTGAGCAGCAGATACCAGTCCTAGTTTCATCTCAATGGGAGTCGCCACTATCGTCCCGTGCGCGGATTCAAGCAGTGGCATGGTTGAATAAAAACGGCGAGTGGGAAAGATGGACCACGAATGGCGGCACAGTGTCATGGAAGGGATATATCGTTTACTGGATGCCTATACCGCCAACACCGGATACCCCACAGGAGGCTATATGATTTCCAGCATACCCTACACGGCACCGGCGGCTCCGGTGCCTCACGGCCTGCTCAACGCGCCTGCTACCGACTGGGCATCATGGGCGCTCTACGCTATGTGCGCCGTTGCCGTGATTTGGCTCATGCCGGGGCAGATTAAGGCTTCGCTGGCCTCTCTGTGGGCACCTGTAGGCCGCGCCCTGGCCGCCCTGCGCTGCCCGTGGCTGTGGATGGGTGCGTTCGCTCTCGTGCCGCTACTGGCCGCTCTGAGGCCGATTCTGGTCATTCTGGGAAGCGTTGCGATCTTGATGGTGTCTACCGTAGTGCTAATGGTCCGGCTGGCATATTCGGGGTTTGACAGGCCGGTACTGACTTGATGGGGGTAGAATTGAGTTGCGCGGTGTCCAGAAACGTGCCTGTCGAGGGTTGCAAACCTCGCCTTTCAAGGAAGGTCTGAGCAGGTCAGCCCGCGCAAGCATCACACGGAGGACGCAAATGGGACAGCATGAAACCTGCAACTGCCACGAATGTACTCAGGCGCGATGGAAGATGAGCTTGCAAGGGCAAATTGAGATGGCGATGCGGCAAGTTCCAATGACCGACCCAGACAGCCTAGCGCAACCTTCTCCCCTCCGATATGTTCCCACTGTGACTATCGGAGGAACTTGTCCATCACAGGAACCTTAACAGCCGACGGAGGAAGTATGGTGAAAGTGATGGAGCTTGGATATTTATCGCCGATCTAACCGCAAACGAGGAGTGACGTATGGCTGAATTTCTTAAGTGCTTTAATTTTGTTCTCGCAAACGAGGACTTTACGCCGCCTCGCTACGAGCCTACACCGGACCCAACAGAGGCAGACCCCGGCGCACAAGCTCTTTCTGGCATCAACAGCGCCGCGTGGCCGAAGGAATTTGCGTTCATCGCCTCGCTGCCGAAGGACCAACGCGCCGTAGCGGTACAGTCGTTTTACTACAAGAACTACTGGAATCCCTGGTACGCGCAGCTTGACTCAGACGAAGTGGCAAAGCGCGTTCTGGACATGGCTTTCAACACCTGCCAAAAGACGGCGGTGAAGCTGCTACAGGAGGCGGTCAATGACCTGTCTATTTCGCCGCCTTATCCCTTAAGCGAGGATGGGCAATGGGGGCCACTGACAATCGCACAAACAAACCTGATGAACGAGGCCAATCTTGTACGTTCCTTCCAACGGAACCGCGCCGATCACTACCAGAAGCACGATGCCAAGAACAAGAACCTCGCGCAACTTATCGCAAGGGCCGAGAAGTAAAATCCACACGGAAGGAGGGTCGCGGAATCCGCCAGAGCCACAGCGCCTCGGTCAGCAGCCGGGGCGCTGTGCTTTTAGCGGTGTAACACGGGGCCAAAAACCTGCCATCCGAGAACGCCGACAAGCAGCCAGAGGACCAGATAGGCTCCGGCGCGGCGATACCATAGCGGCTGACCAGCCTCGTAGTTCGACCAGAAGCCGAACAGGATGGCGATCACATAGATTACCCAGAAGAATAGTTGCAGTGGCATAAGACACCTCAGCCCCTATAGTGCGCTATCAGGCGGCTGACAGTCTGTGCTATTTAGACCGTGGAGCGCGGCGCATGTAGTGAGGAAGTTCTGGCCCCTTCATGTCCAATGGAAGCATGTCGTCTGCATCGTTGGGAGTGCCCACGTAGGCCATCTTAGCTTTCGTCTGAGCCTCTAGGCCATGCAGTTTGCAGCCGGGGTCGCAGTATCCCTTACAGTCATACTCCACGCCGTCAATTTTCATAGACGTAGGGCAGCAACAAACAGGTACGTCCGGCGCGGGTGTCTCTCGCTCTGTGCGTCCAGGTGCCCTCATTTGAGTATCTCCAGAACATCGTTGATTGCCGTGCCGTCTGTGACCATGCGGGTAGTGTAGCGCAGTACGGTTATTCCCATCCGTGCCGCCGTGTTATATTTCTCGGCGTCTTTCTCGAATCCACCGGGGCGCTGATGCCGCCCGTATTGTCCGGTCCCACCCTCAATTTCCACGGCCAGCTTACGGGCAGGGAAGTAGTAGTCGAAACGCCATTTCCTCGGCGGGGCAAAGACGTATTCCCGCTCCGGCTTTAGATTCTCCACGCGGCAGTGAAGCGCGAACGCCTCTTCACCCGGACTCAATGCTTGTGGTATCTTGCTCACAGCTTCTCCTTTGCGCGATCACCGTCAGCCTTGCCCTGCTCCACATCCTTCGTTGAGTGCATCCCACGAACATATTGCGCAAGCATCTCAGGAAATAGTTCGTAATTCTCAGGTCCGCAGTCTGTCATGGCAAGACCCCAAATCTTCGCGAAAATCTCCTCGTACTTGAGTATTTTTTCTTCCATCCCACGGCGGGCGACAGCAAGAGCGGCAGTCACATGTTCGACAAGGCAAGTGTAAGAATGTCCGTGATCGCCCTGCCTACGGCAACTTATCGGGCATGTTCTTTTCATCACTTCCACCACCGCCGCGTCGTCCGGGTGCACGTTCGTGGGCACAGCCTGTGGCACATCAAAATCATTGTCCCGTGCCTCTGAGTTTGGGAATGCGCTCGTGCCGGGAACTGGATTAGATACGGGCGCGGGTGGCTCTGTTGGTGCTGGCCCTGCCATCTTTCGCGCAAACGCTTCTGAGTAGGGCGCGGCTGGCTCAGGCGTGGGGCGGTGGTCGATGAATCTAACCACTTTCGACTTAACTCTGATGCGGTCCTCTAAGCCTATGTGCGATAAGGCGTCATCGAGAACCTCCACAGGCAGCGCCCTCGTCTCAGGTTGCGCGGCAAGCACCTTGTCGATGGCAGCACGAGTTGCATCTCGATCAACAGCGTGTATTACTCTGTGACGATTACTGGAATCACTGAGCAAGGCCATTAGCGCGTCCATGATCTTATCAGTCAGCTTCATCGTGATGCCCCTTTCTTGGCGTAGGTGGTGGGTTCGGGGTGATAGCCAAGTGCTTCCGCAACAGCCTTCGGGATACGTCCTTGGCTTAAAACCGCCTGGATATATTGCACTGAAAAGCCTAACTTGGCCGCTTTCTGGGTCTGCGTTGCGCCGTGAGCAGGAGCGAACTGCTCCCGTAGGACTTTGAGGACTTCGCCTTCGGTGTATTTCTTCATAAACCCACCGTACCACTCATCGGAATGGTTGTCAAGAATTATCTTGACAAGTTCCGCCGCCCGTGCAATCATCTCAAATGTGAGGTAAAAACAATGACCGCAGCAGATGCCATATCGTACGCGGAAATGCAATACAACATCGCAATTGCGCCATATGCGATTGCGAGCGAACAAACGATGAAACTCGTCAAAGAACGGCTTGCTCACGCATACTTAGACGGTGGACTTGCCGTAGCGGGTTCTCTATTTCCCCGTGAGCCGATCACCGCAACAGTCAATCAGCCTGAGTCTAAGGAAAGGAGCTAGTCGTGAGCCAACAGATGCCTAACGCAAACGATGACCGGCTCGTAGACATGTACGACCGCATCAACACGCACGATGACCCTCACTCGCCCTATTACGATGGGCCAGATGAGGACGAAGAAGAAGAGCCAGCCAACCCGCTAGTCCAAACCAGCGGACTGCTAGGAGTCGGAGCATGAGCACAAAGATTGTAAAGCAGGAGCCAATCGTGCAGGCGGATTCGTCGCTATTAGGAGTGATGGAACGGTTTGCATCCAATCCAAATCTCGATGCGGAGAAGATCGAGAAGCTGTTCAACATCTTCATAAACGGCCAGCGCCAGATGCGCGTGATGAATGACGAGCAAGCGTTCGCGCACGGTATGGCTGAGTTCAAGAAAAACCCGCCAGAGGTTATCAGGAATCGCACGGCAAAGGTACAAGGAACGGCGAAGGGTTCCGGTCGAGAATACGCATACGAATACAGCTACGCGGATTTAGACGCGTACTGCAAGGAAGCTATGCCGCTTCTCGCTCAACAGGGGATTACATGGTCTTTCCCGTTTTCGGAAAATGAAAGTACGGGTAAGATCACAGTCTCATGCGTGTTGCGCTATGGCTTATATAGCAATACGCCCACAACTCTTTCCGGTATGCCGGAGGGAGGTAACAATCCTTTGCAGGCTAAAGGCGTAGCGACTTCCTATCTGGAGCGGTACACGTTCTGCGGAGCAACTGGACTGACGGCGGCTATGCCTGATTCAGACGGCAACAAAGCCGGTGTCCCTGATCTTGACAAGTATTTCGATGCCATCAAGACGGCTCCTGACATAGACGCGCTAAAAAAGGTATATTTGGCGGCACTGGAGGCTGCCAAAAAAGAAGGCAGAAAGGATTACGAGCTGCCATTATCTGAGGCGAAGAACGATAGGTACAAGGAGCTTGCCAATGCCTAAGATCGTAGACTGTGAGCAGCACTACCCGGACGGTCAACCTACACCTGAATGGCTTGCGGCGCGATGTGGGCGGATAACAGCTTCACGTTTGGGCGACGTGATGGCCTATTCGTCGCAGAAAGGGAAAGAGCATCTTGAGTTAAAGGAGCGATCTAAGTACCGCATTGAACTTGTAGCGGAGCGCCTTACTGGAGATACCGCATCGCACTATGTTTCTAAGGAGATGAAATTCGGAAGTCTGGTAGAGGATGAGGCCAGGTCAGCCTACGAACTTTCACGTGTACTCATGGTGCAATCTGTCGGTTTCTGCATCCATCCCACAATGGACTTTTCGGGAGCATCGCCGGACGGTTGGGTAGGCGAGAACAAAATCATCGAAATCAAATGCCCGACAACCGCAACCTACCTCGGCTGGCGCAAGAGCCGCGAGGTTCCCCAAGAGTACATCGATCAGATTCTATGGAACATGGTTTGCGGGGAACGCTTCGAGGCGGACTTTATCGGCTACGACCCGCGCCTGCCGGAGCATCTTCAACTGCTCGTGATTCCAGTCCGGGAGATTCAGGCCGAGATAGCCGCAATCGCTTGATGCAATATCGCATCTGAATCAGCAGTTGTGTAAATGTTGGACAACCCCCACAGGAGCCGGGGAAGGGCTTCTAGGAGAAGAGACAATGGCAACATCAAAGAAAAAGTACGTGATTGTGCGTACCTATAGCGCCGGAGTATTTGCCGGAACGCTCGTTTCCCGTGACGGGAAGGAAGTACAACTCTCCGATGCGCGTCGGCTGTGGTATTGGGCTGGAGCAGCATCTCTTTCGCAATTGGCGGTATCGGGTACATCGAGACCTCGTGATTGCAAATTTCCCGTGGCTGTTCCGTCAGTCACACTTACCGAAGCCATTGAAATCCTCGACGTAACTCCGGAAGCGGAGACCTCAATCAAAGGTGTACCGGAATGGCAAAGCTGATTAAATCTGGCTCTGGCTCTGGCTCTGGCTCTGGCTCTGGCTCTGGCTCTGGCTATGGCTCTGGCTCTGGCTATGGCTCTGGCTCTGGCTCTGGCTCTGGCTCTGGCTCTGGCTATGGCTCTGGCTCTGGCTCTGGCTATGGCTCTGGCTCTGGCTCTGGCTCTGGCTCTGGCTATGGCTCTGGCTCTGGCTATGGCTATGGCTCTGGCTCTGGCTATGGCTCTGGCTCTGGCTATGGCTCTGGCTCTGGCTATGGCTCTGGCTGGAACAATTCGGCCTGTTTGAACCAAAATACGAACGCGCTCTCCGCGTCTTGCGTGACCGACAGGCGCAAGCTATGGACGATATGCGGCAAGCCGTGAAAGAGGGCCACAAGCGCATTGTGATTCAAGCTCCATGCGGGTTCGGGAAAACTGTACTCGCCGCTCACCTGGTTGCGTCTGCACTTGATAGGGGCAAGCGGCCTCTCTTCACTTGCCCTGCTATTTCCCTGATCGACCAGACGTATAAATCTTTCCAGTTTGAAGGAATCCGCGACATAGGTGTAATGCAAGCTCAACACGAATGTACAGACAAAATGGCGCGAGTCCAGATCGCATCCGTGCAAACTCTCGTGAAACGCGACCTGCCGGATATAGATTTTATGATTCTCGATGAAATACACATGAGGTTCCATGCGCTGAATGAAATGCTGGACGGCCCTTGGAAGGACAAGATCGCTATTGGCCTAAGCGCGACACCATGGGGAAAGGGGATGGGGCTACGCTGGACGAAGCTCATCATCCCGGCTACCATTCCGCAGTTGATTGAGGAAGGGTTTCTCTCGCCGACTGACTTGTACATCCCTGAGGAGGTTGCGGTACGAGGCAACATCGAACAGGAAAAGGGCGAATTTACGGAAGCGTCCGCATCAAAGGAAATGCGCCAGGGGCGGATTGTCGGCAACGTAGTAGAGACGTGGAAGAAACTCGGCCCCGGCGAAAAGACGTTTATGTTTTGTGTCAACCGAGAACACGCGAAAGAGCAGATGGGCGCGTTCATCGACTCCGGCATACCTTTTGGCTACATCGACGCAAACACTGACCGGCCAGATCGCAAGCTAGTATTTGATAAGATGCGCGGTGGAGAGATAGCCGGTATCGCCTCCGTGGGTTGTTTGATCGCCGGGGTAGATGAGGACGTGCGCTGTATTATCGACGCTTCGCCAACAAACAGTGAAATGCGGCTGGTGCAAAAGTGGGGTCGCGGAATCCGCACGGCTCCGGGCAAGACATCACTTGTCGGCCTTGACCATGCCGGGAACAATTCCGCTGAGGGATTGGGGCTGTTTTGGCAAATATATCACGACCACCTGGACACGCACAAGAAAACCGACAAGGCGCAAGCCTACGAAGGTGAGACGCGGCCACCTAAGCCGAAGCGGTGTCACGTCTGCCATGTCTTGATTCCGAAAGGCCATGCCGTATGTCTCAAGTGCGGTACGCCTATTCCGGCAATGAGCAACGTGGACCACGTAGACGGAGAACTGCGGCTGTACGGAAAACAGAAAAAGATTGTTGCAGAGAAGCCTGTCGCAATTCCTAAGAAAAGGGTGAGCGACGAGCAAGCGTTTTACTCTGGGCTGCTCGACTTCGCACGGCGGCGCGGGTTTAAGGATGGATGGGCCAAGTTTAAATATAAGGAGAAGTTTGGAGACTGGCCGAACGGATTGAACGATGTCCAAATGACTCCCCGCAAGGCAGTCAAGGAATTTATCAGGGAGTCGATGCGGAAATACCGGGAGCAAAAGAAAGCAGAGAAGGAGGTTGCGGCATGAGAAACTTCTACACGAAGAACACGGTGGAGGCTCCCAACTTTTGCCGCAAATGCAACAGGGAAACTCAGTGGGCAATCTCTGGTGGACGGCCTATGCACTGCATCCCCTGTTACAGCGCGCAACAAAATCCAACCATACCGGGAATTGTTAAGCCAGCGCCAGAGCAGATCGAAATGTTTGACGAAGGGAAGTGAGCGCATGACACAGACTGACTTCAACTTCGAGGCGCTTGCTGCGCGACAGGCTGCGTGGGCTAACGCACGAGACGATGAACGTCTTGCAGGAGTAGCGGCGCGGGATGCAGGGCTAGACCAAGCCTGTAATCCGTTCTTTCGCAAGGAGGCGCTTAGGAAGGCGAAGGAACACGCTCTTGCGCTCGGACAGGTATTCGACGTAGTGTCTGTTGATGACGTGAAGCGCAGGATGCTCAATCATGGAGATGACCCAGATGACCTCGGCAACGCAGCCGGGGCGATCTTCCGTCAAAACCCTGCATGGGAATATGCTGGCTCTGAGCAATCCGAGCGCGAGAAGCGCCATGCAGGGAGAATCAGCCTGTGGCGGCTCAAGGGGCAAGCGTGAGGAAAGAAGATACCCGCGAGATGGTACTGGATTACGACACTGGGCTACCTGCCAACCTAGATGCAGAGCGCACCATCCTTGGGGCAATCCTGTTAGACAATGCCGCCCATGCCGAGGCCGCCGAAAAACTAACAGATGAGGATTTTTCCCTCGACTCACACCGCCGTATCTTCCTTAGAATGACTGAGTTGATGAATACGAATCATGCGGTTGACATTGTGACGCTGGCGGACATCCTGTCGCGGAACAAGACGGGCGATACACGCGAAATCGAGTCTATTGGCGGCGTAGCTTACTTGGCCTCGCTCACTGAGGGGTTGCCGCGCCGCCCGGTGATCAGGGAGTATATCCTGATTGTGAAGGAAAAGGCCAAACTGCGAAGAATTATGCTGGTCTGTTCGGCTGCTATCGCGGAGTGCGCTGACCAGATGGTAACGGCTTCAAGCATTGTAACGAAAATGGGGCCACAACTGAGGGGAATCAAATGAATTGCCTACCGGAAAGGGAACAGCCATGAAAACCTATCAAAAAGTGAAACAGATAGAGCCGAACGCTTACGCTCACCGCGTTATAACTGACGATGATTTATGCTTTTGGTTCATCTACGTGCAGCGCGGAATTCAAAGGGTAACACTTGGCGAATCCGCACACCGTGAATCGTGGGCATGGGCAGACGCATTGCGGAACATCCCAGCGCAGAAAGGGAAACCATGAGCGAAACACACTCAAGTCCAATTATTGCATCACGTCCACTGCTGAATGAGCCAAATTGGCTCGGGTTGGAGTGTCTGGCACCCAAACCATGCGCTGAGTCCATCCGGCAGCACCTTGGGGCGCTGGAGGGGGCGGAACGATGGGTCTACGCGATGCGCGGAGAGCTACTTCGGCACTTCGACAGCCGCCAGCTTTACCTTGAATACGACGACCCGGCCAATGGTAAGCCCTGCAACTCTACAGACCGCTTTCTCAAGGTCTATGAGCCGGACTCATGGCGCTACTTGGAAGAGGCGCTCCGTAACCGGCAAAAGACGTTTGAATCCATTCCGCTCCATGCGGCCACCAAAATGACTCGCGCCAATCTACAGCTTTTGGAAGATTGCAGCAAGAGCGTTCAGGCATTACCGGAAGTACAGGAGGCCGCACAGAAAGAGCGCCAAAAGCAATTCGTAAAAACCCTCAACAAGCGGGGCCAGCACGTCGAAGAGCGCGTGAGGCCGGGGTGGAGCTTTACGGAGGGGGAGTTCAAGGAAATAGCTGAATACCTTTCTTGGGTAGCATCGAAGGCCGATCTTGAGATTGATGATTATCCCGGCGCTTTATTGTGTTTGTCGATCAATGAAAACAAAGCACACCGAGAGGGGAAGGCAGCATGATTCATTCACAAGCAATAGCACTTAGATGCGCTGCTGCGCTGCCTGTCCATTTGCTAGGCCACAGGCGTCAGCATCCTCTCCGGGAAGCTATGCGCGAGTCTCACGGGCCACTGATGAGGATAGACATCCCTGTGCTGCGCCAGCTTGAGGCATGTGCGGACGATGCAGCGCGGCGGCTGCTGACGGGGAAAAGCTCATGATCCGCTCTGGAGCATCTGCAAAGCGCCGCCGGGAGCGTTCCGGCCAGCCGGGAAAACTGGGCATCATTCGGCTCTATGGGGCCGGTCTGGAGGAACTCCGCTTTGAGTGCTGGCTGAGAGACAAGGAACAATGCCAAAAATGCCACAAGCGGCTTTATCAGCAAGCGCGGTTTCCTGGAGACCCGGACGCCTACGACATGGCGCACATTGTTTCTCGCGGCGCTGGTGGGAGTGACACGCTGGAGAATGTACGCGCCCTATGCCATGAGTGCCATATGAAAGAGCATACCGAAGGAAAGCGCACATCCAATCACGTGGGGCCAGGGGAGAGGAACTGCAAATGAGCCGCCCTCGTGCGGTGATGCGATTATCGCACCCCTGGTTAAATCCCATCCTACCTTTGTTTTGTTTCATTGCTTTTCATTGAGTCACAATGAGTCACGAACCAACGGTGACTCCCCAGAGAAGAAGAGAGAAGATAAGATACAGACCGAAGTGCAAAAGCCCGAAAAGCTGCCAACGATGGTAAAAGTCTGTATCTTGTTGAGTTCATTGGCTAAAACGGGCTTATTGAGTCACAATGAGTCACAGATGCAGACCGTGAGTCACGATGAGTCACAGCGCGTTCTCTCCACTTTCTTGTCCGTTCGGTGCTGCTATTGTTTTCTCTGATAGGCTGTCTCTTATCCCACCCGGTGAGTAAATTGCCTGCAAGGACACGTCCCTGCATCGCCTTAAGGATGCCCTGGACGCTCTCAGTTTCGATTCCTAGGGCCGACGCGGTATCTTCGGGGTGAATGTGTGTCAGACCTCTCGGCGACTCCTCAGAGGCCGAAATAAGCAGGTGGAGATAAACTCCAATGACGGATGGGATGGGTTCATTGGCGATACGGGCGATTGTGCGCCATTTAGGATCGTTGGGCATATCGCGCCAAAGACGTAACCACGGGTTTGCCATTCTGTTCCTTCCTCAAGAAAGGCTGGCGGGGAAGGCTTGAGGACCATCCCCGGCCACTTACGACCCGGTGATCAGCCGAGTACCTGAATCCACAGCGGAGCGCGGCGGATGATTCATTATACCAAAAAACTGTCGTATAATAAAAATGCAGGGCTGGCCTGTTCCTACGAGGGGTTCGGTGTTCCGGTTTTGCCTCTTACAACGCAGATGGTCAAAGGCTAAGGGCTGGAACCTGACGGAACCAGCCCTCTTTTTGTGCGCCTTAATTCGCGTCCACCCCGGCAGCTTTCAGGGCGGCGCGGGCCTGTTGGCAGGTAGCGCATCCACCCTCACTCCATTTGTAATCAACAGAGCCATCATCAGCGCCTCTACCAGCGCGTCGTGAGAGTTCACGGCATCACGATGAAATGCTGCTCCTTTCACTGCATGTGATACACCAACCCAACACCTACGGCCAGCGCGTAGTAGAGAGCGCCCAGGCCAAGTATGAACAACGCGGCCCAATCGTCGGCGGTCCATCGGCGGCTAGGCATGGGGAGCCTCTGACAAATACCTGCCCCTGTATTCCTCAACCTCATTCAAAAGATCGGCTATGATGTTCACGTTTATCTGCATTTCCTCGCCCTCGTCATAGTCTCGAAGGTCGGACTTCAACTGTTCGATTTCGGCGTTACTCAGTATTCCCATCATCTCCTCCAATCAGTTTGAACAGCGTTAAACGATCTTGCGAGTCACGAACTGAGACACCGGCCACAGCAAGATGACAACGGGGGCCAGGAACAGAGCCTCAGCAGCGTGGAATAGCAGGTTAATCAGCATGGTTCACTCCTTTCTCAGTTCCATGTTTCCTTGTCATTGTTCATTGTTCATTGCCGGGATCACGTACACGAGTGAGTACGGCGCATCGTGCGCTGGCAGTGGGTTGATCTCCCGTGACGGCATGAGCCAGTAAGCAATTCCGTCCGTGGGATGTGGAACCTCGGACTGGACACCTTGCTCAATCCTGAGATGAAATAGTTCATCGAATTTTGCGTCAGACATTTTCATCACTTGCCTTCTTTCTCGGTGGGCGGGGTAAGCTGCTACGTGCTCAGGATCATGGTTCCTCTACAGGATTACCGAGTCCACCTTCAGCGAAGTAGTTCTCGCTTTCAAACTCCGGCCCGCACGGCCTGTTTTTTCGTTCTTCGAGCAGTTCGGCGTAATGGTCGGCTTGACTGCGACCGTCTCTGAGTGCTCTCCGGTAGGCATCATTCCAACACTTTTCACAGGCCACTTTGTTTCCTTCCTTATTGCACGTTAGAGGATGCTGGCGGTTCAAAGCCATTAAACGGTTGCGCGAGAGATTGTTTCATTGCGGAAAGGGTGCGCTGAT